TGACGTTTCCAGGCTGACCTGGTCTCGTTTTTAGAATCATGACGCGAACCATGAGTGGCGTCAGTGTGGATATGGAAAACGTAGTAGGTTCAATCGTCAACGTCATGTCAATTTTTGATCCCACTAGATGATATCTTTGCCCAATCCTGCTTTGCCACATCGCGTCAGTGGACGTTGTCATGCTGGATACTTCAACTTCATTGAGCATAATGGAACCGAGAGTGGTATTGCCCGTGTCATTGAGATACGAATTGCATTCTCCTATGTATTTTGTTTCAACTTGTTTGAAAACGACGTTCTTGATTTTTTTTGTTAGCGCTGTTGACTTTTTGCGAGTGGCACGACGGCGCCTTCGCATTGGCGTGGCCCGCTTCCGGCGCGAAATTCTACGTCGTTTGTACATGTTGGAATTCGTATTGTGAGACATAGGTTGCGACTATCAGTATTACCAAGCAACCTCTGTCCCAGTCCGGACTCATTATTTTCCAATGTTGTTGTCCAGCAATTTGATTCGTCCCAAGTCCACCCGTTGGTGCTTCACACTTAACAACTATGATTCTGATGCCGAAGAGCTTATCTCCGGTTTCTTTGTTGCTGATTGCAAGTACGGCGTTTTTGGTCGGGAAGTTGGAGATAGCGGTACACCTCACCTTCAAGGGTTCTTCGTCCTTGATTGCACTGGTTCTCGCTCTCTCGATTGGGTGCGCAGTCGTTTTCCTGTTCACGGAGTACATTTCGAAGCCGCACGAGGATCCACCGTGCAGGCCGCCACCTATTGTAAGAAGGACGGAGACTTTCATGAATTTGGCCAACCCTCGGAGCCCGGAAGACGCAACGATCTCCACAGCGCCTTCGAGTGGGGTCGGGAATTCCTACGAGAACATGGGCGAGCCCCTACGAGTCCAGAGATTGTTCGAAGCGGGCACTTCGCCGTTTATGTCAAGAACTCCAGGTTCAGGCCGGCATTGATGAAGTTGGTCGAGGTGAAGAAACGTCTCGAGTTTGAATCGCTCCGTGATTGGCAAGTGACGTTGAAGGAGGAGCTTTTGTTGGAGGCAGATGACCGCAAGATTCATTTCGTCGTCGATTCTGTTGGTAATGCTGGGAAGTCTTTTTTTTGTCGCTGGATGTTGGAGCATCATGCAGATTGTGTTCAGATTCTTTCCGCAGGCAAGGAAACTGATTTGGCCTACATGATTGAGGAGTACAAGAAGATCTTTTTGTTTGATATTTCTCGTGGTCGTTTGGAGTTTTTGCAGTATTCGATTCTGGAGATGTTGAAGAATGGTTTTGTTCAGTCCTCGAAGTATGCGTCCATGGTGAAACAGTTGAATTTCAAAGCTCACGTCGTTGTGTTCACAAACGAGGAGCCTGATCGCTCTAAGTTGTCTGAGGATCGTTACGCTGTTCGTTATATTTAGTAGTTTTTGGGGGAGGTTGTAATATTCCGGTTTCGAAGAGAGGCAAGATTACTTAAGAGGAGGGGGCGGCGGCGACTTTCCCCGCACAGCCAGGAGTGCCAACCGGCTGACTCGGCCTTAAAACTAAAAACTAGAAACTAAATTTGATCCCGATTGACGACAAGACTTAGACGTGATTCACCGAGTTTGATCCCGTACGGGACCATTTGATCCCGATTGACGACAAGACTCAGACGTGATTAAGGGTCTTTGAAATATGTTCTCCAGCACATATTCGTTTTGAACCTTTGCACACCTCTACTTTCATCTCCAGGCTTTCTCATATCGAAACCCCACCAAACGAGATAGTAACTCACATCTTGTTGTTGAATGCCAGTATTGAGCTCGTCACATTTGACAAGGTGATTGCATTTCAACCAATGATGAATGTTTTTGACTCCGCTTACTTCTTGGCCGCCGATTGTCATGACTCGATCGAATTTCGTTGTCCAGAACTTGCTGTCTATTGGGTAGACCATGGACGCATACGTTTGATTCACAGAGGAGAAAGGCTGGATGCCACCCACGGCATCGATGAATTTAATCGATGCAGTTGAAGGGGTGACGTTTCCAGGCTGACCTGGTCTCGTTTTTAGAATCATGACGCGAACCATGAGTGGCGTCAGTGTGGATATGGAAAACGTAGTAGGTTCAATCGTCAACGTCATGTCAATTTTTGATCC